CTAATAAAGAAATGGACTAGAACAGAATTAAACGAAATAAACGAAAAGTATGGCGAAACTAAATCCTAATGGCAAGGTCTCCTTTGGAGCAAGGAAAAAAGGAAAGGCTAAAAAGAACTCTGGTCCTAAAGACAAACCTACTAAACCTTATAACCGACAAGGCAGATGCTAATTCAAGAAATCAAATCTAATCCTAATAATCCTAGATTAATCAAGGACCATAAGTTTAAACAACTTGTAAAGTCTATTCAGGACTTTCCACAAATGCTAGAACTTAGACCTATTGTAATAGATGAGAATAATATGGTTTTAGGAGGCAATATGAGGCTAAAGGCTTGTCTTGAAGCTGGGCTTACCGATGTTCCAGTAATACACGCTAACAATCTTAGTGAGGATAAAAAGAAAGAGTTTATTGTTAAGGATAATGTAGGCTATGGCGAATGGGACTGGGATGACCTAGCAAATAACTGGGATGCCTTAGAATTAACTGAATGGGGTTTAGATATACCAAACTTTGATGCAGAAGTCTTAGATGCACAAGAAGATAACTTTGCAGCTCCAGAGGGAGGCATTGAAACAGATATTGTCTTAGGAGATTTATTTGAGATAGGCGAACATAGATTACTTTGTGGGGATAGTACAGATAGCGACCAAGTGGCAAAGCTAATGAACGGACAAAAGGCTGATTTATCATTTACAAGTCCACCATATAATGCAGGTAAAAGTGAGGCATTAAGTGGAAATACTCATACAATAGATAATAAATACAATGAATATAATGACAATCAAACAAAAGATAATTATTTAGATTTATTAGTAGGATTTACAAATAACGCATTATTAAATAGTGATTATTTAATTTGCAATATTCAAAGTTTAGCTGGTAACAAAATAGCATTAATTGAATATTTATATCAATATAAAGACAATTTTATAGATGTAGCAATATGGGATAAAGGACACGGAGCCCCTGCAATGGCTGAAAATGTAATGACATCTGCTTGGGAATATATGTTTTTTATATCTTCAAAAGATAAAGCATCTAGGGCAATTCCTAATGCAAATTTTAGAGGGACTGTTCCAAATATATATAGAGGCAAACCTAATAGAAATAATGAGTTTTCAAGTGTACACGCTGCAACATTTCCAATAGACGTCCCAGAATGGGCATTACAATTTACAAAAGAAGGCAACATTATATTAGACCAATTTTGTGGAACAGGTACTACAATGATTGCTTCACATCAACTTAAACGCAAATGCTATGGTATGGAATTAGACCCAAAGTACTGCCAAGTTATTGTAGATAGGATGCGTAAACTAGACCCAACATTGGAAATCAAGAAGAATGGGGTAACTTTGCCTTAACAGGCTAAAATCAGGCGATATGGCAATACCAAATCAGGAAATAGGGCAATTTAAGAAAGGGGAATCAGGCAACCCAGCAGGGCGACCTAAAGGCGTTCCAAATAGCAAGACCAGATTGCTAAGATTATTAGAATTAGTGCAAGTAAAGACTAATCCAATTACAGGAGAGAAAGAAGAGTTTACTGTGGCAGAGCAATTAGATATAATGGTACTTCAAAAGGCATTTAAAGGGGATTTAAAGGCTTATCAGGAGATTCTTGATAGACTAGAAGGCAAAGCAAAACAAACCAACGAGATTGAACTATCTGGAGGACTGCAAATAAATTGGGAGGAGAAAAAAACCTATGTAGAAAACAAAGGAAGCCTATAATTTGGGGAGTGGTTAAAACTTAGTATCTTTGTAAAAAAAAGATATGAAAGAACTAAAAGGATTTGAGGGTCTTTATTGGATATATCCAAACGGAGACATTTTAACTAAAACTCAATATGGAGTAAAAGGTAGAGAAGCCATCCTAAAACCAGCAACTGATAATAAAGGTTATCGTAGGGTTGGTTTAATGAAAGATGGTAAATTAGTAACAAGAAAAGTACATAGATTAGTAGCTGAAAACTTTATACCTAACCCAAGCAATTTGCCACAAGTAAATCATATAAACGCAATCAAGACTGATAATAGAGTTGAAAACCTTGAATGGGTTACTCCAAAGCAAAACACTCAGCATTCAATAATGATGGGTAGATTCTTTTTTTATTCAGGGGAAAATAAACATCTAACTAGAGAACAAGTAATTGAAATTAGAGAAACTTATACTCCAAATGTTATAACAAGAAAAATGTTAGCTGAAGCATACGAAGTATCTGAATGGGTTATAAAAGATATATTACAAAACAAGACATACAAGCAATTTATTTAATGGAACTATCAATAAAACAAACTACTGCCCTTGACCTTCTTGAAGATACTCGCACAAACGAGGTTCTTTTCGGAGGCGGGGCAGGTTGAGGCGGAGGAAAGACTGCGTTAGGTTGCTACTGGCAACTTAAACAAAGATTAAAATATCCTAATACAAGAGGACTAATTGGGAGAGCCGTATTGAAAACCCTAAAAGAAACTACCTTAGTCTCCTTCTTTCAAATAGCTAAAATGCAAGGGCTAGAAGCCAACAAGCATTTTAAATTCAATGCTCAATCTTCTACGATAGAATTCCCTAATGGTTCTACTATACTACTCAAAGACCTTTACTCCTACCCTTCCGACCCTAACTTTGATGAATTAGGTTCATTAGAGATTACCGATGCATTTATTGATGAGGCTAATCAAGTAGATGACAAGGCTAGAAACATTATCAAATCAAGGATAAGATTCCAACTTGACCAAAACGATTTAGTGCCTAAGATTCTTTACACTTGCAACCCAGCAAAGAATTGGACTTACTCGGAATTTTATAAGCCACAACAAGATGGAAGTATAGCAAAGAATAAAAAGTTTATTACTTCTTTGATAGATGATAACCCTTACATCTCTAAGCATTACAAGGAGAACTTACTAACTTTGGATAGTGTTTCAAAGGAGAGGCTTTTATTTGGTAACTGGGAATACTTAGATGACCCTGCACAACTTATAGACTATGATAAAATACTTGATTCTTTTAGTAACTCTTTTGTTCCTATCGGTGATTCTTATATTACTTGTGATGTGGCACGCTTTGGTAATGATAGTACTGTTATTGGTATATGGAGTGGCTTTCGTGTTAGGTTTTATCAATTCAATGGTAAATCAGTTGTTGAGGTCGCTGAACTTATAAAGAACTTTGCAACAGAACACAAAGTACCTACATCTAATATAGTTTGCGATGAGGATGGAGTAGGAGGTGGAGTTGTAGATATTCTTAGATGCAAAGGATTTGTCAATAATAGTTCTCCATTAATAAACCCAGTAACAAGACAAAAGGAAAACTTTGATAACCTAAAGTCTCAATGCTATTTTAAATTAGCAGATATGGTTAACAAAGCAGAACTTTACATTCAAGCAGATGGAAAACAAAAACAAACTATCATTCAGGAACTAGAACAAGTCAAACAAAAGTCAGTAGATAACGATATGAAAAAAGGAGTAATTCCTAAAGATAAAGTGAAAGCAGCAATAGGTCGTTCTCCTGATTTTAGTGATTGTTTAGCTATGAGAATGTTCTTTGAATATTCGCCAAGATTTCAAGTAAGTGTATTTTGATGTAAAAATCATAACTTTGTTTAAATTCTAATAATATGGCATTTTTTGACTTCTTAACTAAAAAGAAGATAAACACTCTATTACCTAATATTCCTTTTGATACAAGTGTCGCTATTCAACGTGGTATCGTTACTTGGCAAGGTGGTGATTCAAGAGCATTTGTAAGAGATGGATATACGGCTAACGATATAGTATATTCAATTGTAAAATTAATTACTGATAAAGCTAAACTTGCTCCATTCCACGTTTATAAAGTTAAAGATGAAGTATCTGCAAAAAGATACAAGTCCTTAATCAAACAACCAGATAAGATTACTAACTGGCAGGAGGTAAATGATTTACACAAGAAAGCATTTGAGATATATACAGGAGACCAAAGATTAAACGACTTATTAAAATATCCTAACGGAGAAGATACTTGGGCAGATTTAATTGAGCAATGGTGTGGATTTAAGTTAATAACAGGAAATTCATTTATATATGGAAAACTTATTGAAACAGGAAACAATCAAGGTAAGCCGTTTGAACTATTTGCCTTACCTGCTCAGTATATGGCTATTATCGCAAACATTGAAATGTTCCCACCAACCAGAGTTGGCTACCAATTATACTACGGAGCAATGTGGTCCTTTGATACTAAAGAAATCTTACACGATAAAATGTTCAATCCTGAGTGGACAGTTACAGGTGGACAGCTCTATGGGCAAAGTCCATTATTAGCAGCAGCAAGAACTTTAACTAGAAGTAACGAAGCTAAGACTGCTGCCGTTGCATCATTCCAAAATGGTGGACCAGCAGGAGTTCTATTTATGAACGATGATAGATTTGACCCTATAAGTGGTAATCAACAAGCACAAGCATTAAAGAGAGCAGTTAGCGAGAAAGGTGGTGCATCAAACTTTAACTCAATTGCAGTATCAGGTTATAAAGTTGACTGGAAGCAAATAGGACTTAGTCCAGTAGAACTTAATATCATTGAATCAGAAAAATGGGATATGAAGGCTCTTTGTAATATTTATGGAGTACCATCACAACTATTAAACGATTCAGATAACAAGACTTATAACAATCAATTAGAGGGGGAGAAAGCATTAACTTTAAGATGTGCTATTCCTTTATTAGATGCTTTGACTGAAAACTTAAATAGAAAATTACATAGTGATTGGGGATATAGAAATAGTGGATTATATGTAGGGTATGATATTAAGGTTTACCAAGAATTAGAAGCTAATAAAACAGAGCAAGTTGCTTGGTTAAATACGGCTTGGTGGATTTCTCCTGCTCAAAAGAATGAGATTATGGGTATTAAAACTCCAGACTATATTCCACAAGAGGAAATGGAGAAACTTTATATTCCTTCATCTTTGCAACCTACTGACCAATTTCAACCCTTGAATATTCCTGATAACCTAAACCCATAAAATGATTTGGCAAGATTACAGGAAACTCTATGCTAATGCCTTAAAACAATATTCGCCTAAGTTCAAGAAAGAACTGCAAAATCAGGTGAATACCTATTGCCGTACACAAGACTATTCCAAAATTAGCGACAAAGCCCTTAAAAAGACCATTTACAAGCTCCATTTAGCTATGGGTACTAAGATGGCTCAAATAAGCGAAAGTGCCGTTAAAAAGTCTGTAAAGGGCATTTATGTGCCTATGGAGTTTAAGTCTGCTAAAACCGATGCTTTTCAGTATGCTATTATCCAAGTACTCCAAAATGATGGCTTAGACCAATTAGCAGCAGATATTACCGATACAACCAAAGAACAGATAAGAAGATACCTAATTGAATCAGCAGAGAAAAATCTTACATTGCCTCAAACAATTGCTTTGCTTAGAACTTCAGGCATTACCGATTATAGAGCCGAACTTATTGCTAGAACGGAAACAGGCAGAGCAGCAAACATAGGTTCACAAGTTGGTGCAACTGCAACTGGATTAGTTACATTAAAAGAATGGATTGCAGCAAGAGATAACAGAACGAGGAGAGAGCCAAGAGACCATACGGACCATTTAATTATGGATGGGGTTAAGTTACCTATGGAGAAACAATTTCAAGTTCCTAATAATCAAGTAGGCTTAGGTTATGAATTTATGGACCACCCTTGCGATTCTAAAGCAAGTGCTGCCAATGTTTGTAATTGCAGATGTACTTTAGGATATGAGGCAGTAAGAGGTGCAAATGGTAAACTTTTAACTTTAGCAGACAATCCTCCAATGGGTAGAATAGCAGTTATTTGGAATGCCTTACAAAATGTAATGGGTCAAGCAATATCAAAACTTATAGCATCACTAATACAATAACAAAAAAAATAATAACTTTGTCAATATGAAAACATACTCATCAAAAGACACAATTGTTGAAAAACAAGATATTGGTTACGAGGTAATGGATGTTGATACCGAAACTCGTAGAGTTAAAGCAGTTTGGGCAAGAACAGGAAACATTGATTTAGATAATGACATTATAGTTCCTGAAGCCTTTACTAAAACTCTAAAGGAAAGAGGTCCAGCAGGAAAGAATTTAATCTGGTCTTTAGTTGACCATTGTGCTGAAATGGAAGCCGTAATAGGTAAACCAGAGCAATTATATGTTGAGGGAGATATGCTAATCGCAATCACTCCAATAGTAGAAACTGAGACTGGTGAGGATATGATTAAAATGTATGATGCAGGTCTTATCAATCAACATTCAATTGGATTTAGTACAATTAATTCAAGTGTAGATAAGAACGGAATAAGAACAATAAGTGAACTTAAACTTTACGAAGGTAGTGCAGTATTATGGGCAGCAAACCCAGAGACACCAACTATCTCTGTTAAAAGTGAAGTTAAGAAAGAGCAATTAGCAAATAGGCTAGAGAAACTCTTGAAAGCGTTTAAAGGTGGTCGTTTCACAGATGAGACCTTTGCGTTGATGGAGATTGAAATAAAAAGGATTCAATCAGAATTATTAGAAATTGAAATCATTAAAGAAATCACTCAGACCGAGCAATCATCTGAGCCGATAATTGAGGAAATTAAAAACAATGATGAACAAGTCCTGAAGGCAATTAAAGAATTTAATAAAATATTAAAAAAGTAAAAATGGAAAACATTATTAACGAAATGGCTGAGAACCTTAAAGGTTTTCAAGCTAACATTGAGGCTAAGTTAGAAGAAACTAAAGCTGAAATTAAAGTTGTAAGAGATGAAGCACAAAAACAATTTGATGCTCAAGCTGCTGCAACAAAAAAAGCTGCAAAGCGTGAAGTAAAACATCTTGACGAAGTTATCATTGAGAAATTAGATGGTAAATTAGATGAGATGGAGAAATCAATGAAATCAAATGGTAAATTCCGTTTAGATTTAAGAGATGTAAAGTCTATGACTTTATCTGCAAGTTTAACAGGAGATGCTCAAGCATCTTATGCTCCTAATGCTTCAGTATTACCAAGTCAAGCAATCAACTTCCGTGATTTAGTACCAACTGTAAGAAGTGAATCAGGTCTTTATGTATTCTACAAAGAGACTGCTACAACTAACAACATTGCTGCTCAAACTGAAGGTTCAAACAAAGGTGAGAACAACTACGCATTAAGCGAAGTAAAAGTAGTTAATGACTACATTGCTGGTTTCTCTACTTTCTCTAAGCAAATGGCTAGAAGTTTACCTTTCTTAAGCACAACTTTACCAAGAATGTTGACTAGAGATTTCTACAAAGCTGAGAATGCTGCGTTCTTCTCTACTGTTTCTGCTGCTGCAACTGGTTCTACTACAACTGCTGAGACTGTTGATTTAAAGCAATTAGTTGACTACATTGGCAACCAAAAGAGTGCAAACTTTGTATCTTCTGTTGCTTTAGTAAGTCCTTCTCAATTAGGTCGTTTATTGAAAGAAACTATCACTGCTGGTTATTATGCTGGTTCTGGTAGTGTTATCGTTAATCCTAATGGTGGTATGACAATATGGGGAACTCCAGTAATTGCTGCATCTTGGGTAACTGATGATAAG